GTGGAAAGGCATACCTAACCTGAAGTACATAGATTATACCACACTTGACTCTATGCTCTAATTATGTTATATTAGACATAGTGAGTGTATAAATAATAATGAAGACGATTATATAGTCTACACAAATACAACGAATATGTTAATACAAAAGGAGAATACATATGGATTTTGAAACATTAAAATCATCATCAAGTAACTTTGATAAGATTACAAAGGCACTTGAAAAGAACCTCGGTCCCGAGGATCAAGCAAACAAAAACAAGTATCAAGACGATAGACTTTGGAAACCAGAGTTAGATAAAACTGGTAACGGTTATGCTGTTATTAGATTTTTACCTGCGTCTAACAACGAAGAAATGCCTTGGCAAAGAGTATGGTCACACGCATTTCAAGACAAAGGCGGTTGGTACATTGAAAATTCATTAACAACTTTAAATACTAAAGATCCAGTTAGTGAAGATAATACAAGATTATGGAATACAGGTGTTGATAGTGATAAGGATATTGCTCGTAAGAGAAAAAGAAAATTATCATACTATTCTAACATCTATATTGTTAGTGATCCAAAACATCCCGAAAATGAAGGCAAAGTTTTCTTATACAAATTTGGTAAAAAGATATTTGATAAGATATCAGAAGCAATGCAACCTCAATTTGCGGATGAAAAGGCAATCAACCCATTTGATTTTTGGAAAGGTGCAAACTTTAAACTAAAAATTAGAAAAGTTGATGGTTATTGGAACTACGACAAATCTGAATTTGAAGGTGTTACGCCAGTAGCAAGTGAAGATACTGCTATTAAAGCAATATGGGCGAAACAGTATCCTTTGAAACCATTTGTGGACCCTAGTAATTTTAAATCTTATGACGAACTCAAAGAGAAACTGAATAGGATAATTATGGGTACACGAAGCACCGAAACTGTTGAAACAGTTGACCTCCCACAACAGGTCAATGGCAAGGTGAAAAGTACTAACGTTGTGAACTCTAAACCTGCTAGTGAGGAAGACGATACGTTGTCTTATTTTAGTAAATTGGCAGACGAAGAGTAAACCTTTCTCTCTCAAAAAACGTTAAAACTTCAAGGGCACCTAGTAATAGGTGCCCTTTTTCATTATAAATAGTAGTATGGCAAATATATTTGAACCCATAGTAGATAGACAAAAGGGTGTACTAAAGTCAGCCGAATGGTATAGGAATGCAGTACAAACTATAGCAGGTAGGACAAGTGCAAAAGCTCTTATGAGAAGTGGAAAACTAAATCAAAGACCTAGTGCAGGACGTTTGAATATGTATTTTTATGACCCTAAAACTAAAAAGAAATTACCATATTACGACATATTTCCATTAGTTTTACCAGTAGATACATTTAAAGGTGGTTTTGTAGGGTTGAATTTTCACTATTTACCATATATAATGAGATTTAGATTATTACAAGAGATACAACGATATGCTAGCAATACACAATTTGATTCTACAACAAGAATAAATGCGACATACAGTACACTTAAAAATATACCTATGATACAACCAACGATTAAGAAATATTTGTGGCGACACGTAAGGTCAAACTTTTTAAGAATAGACGCAGACGAAATGGCTATTGCAGTATATTTACCAGTACAACAATTTAGAAAAGCACCAGCAAGTAAAGTATGGGCAGACAGTAGGAGAGCAATCTGATAAGAAATGGCAAAGAGAACATTATGGAGAGTTTTGATAGTTAAGTTTAGAATGTGGTATGCTGACGTTAGAGGACACCACGGACATAGATGGAACTACGAACCATCCGAGCATTATTTTGGTAGACACCCAAAGAATAGGAAATAGAAATGGCAATATTTAGAGCAGGTAGACGTATCGGTAATATGGATGTCCGAATAGGACTTCCAAGAGATAGGTCTTTAGTTGACGTTGAAAAAGATAAAAGACTTAAATCAACGGCAAAGGGTGGTCAAATGCCTGGGATGAATCAAGCAACGGCTATTGGTAACTTTATGTCCCAAATTAATAGGGGTGAAGGTGTTGCTAGAGCAAATAGATTTTTAATTAGATTATTTCCACCTGAATATAAAGCTTCCAAACCTAATGATAGTCGTAGTATGATAAAAGCTGCTATGGCGGCAATAAAAACAAGTAGGGGAAATAATGTATTAGAATCATCACAAATGACAAGAAATGTAGAGTTAATGTGTACCCAGGTTAAATTACCTCATAGGGATATATTAACTACAAATTACGTAACTTATGGACCAGGTAGAAAAATGCCTTATGCATATGCTTATGGTGCTACAATAGACTGTATGTTTATGGGAGATAAATTTTTAAGACAAAGAGCATTTTTTGAAAATTGGCAAAGTAAGATGTATGACCAATCATCACACAATTTAGAATATTATGATAGTTATATAGGTAGTATGGAGATTTATCAGTTAGGACAATTTAGACAAACAGACGAACTACATCCAAATGATAATACTAGGTTAACTTACGGAGTAAGATTGCACGAAGTATATCCAGAAACAATTGGGGAGATAACGTATCAAGCAATGACAGACGATATGATACCTATGGATATACCTATAACTTTTGCATATAGAACTTGGGAGAATATAACATTAGAATCATTGCAAGGTGTTGGTTTTAATGAAACACCTCCAGATATGCCAAATATAAAAGCTCGTAATGATTATGGAACATTTAGTACTGTTTTAGGAAATATGCCTCCAGAAATTAAAAGAGCAGCTAGAACTGTTATTGGAAAAATACGAAGAGATGTACCGATTGGAAAAGCTACAGGAGGCAGGGTGTTTCCACCTTACCATAGATCCAGAAGTACATCTGGTTAAACTAATATAATAAAAGGAGTAAATTATGGCATTGCCAATATTAGAAACAGCGACATATGATTTGACGTTACCATCTAAAGATGTAAAGGTTAAATTCAGACCTTTTCTTGTTAAAGAAGAGAAGATATTATTACAGGCATTGGAATCTGGAAAAGATGAAGATATGACCAATGCATTGAAACAAATAGTACACGCTTGTACATTTGGAAAAGTAAATATAGATACACTACCTCTATTTGATGTAGAGTATATTTTTTTACAAATAAGAGCGAAGTCAGTTGGTGAGATAGCAAAACTTAAATTGTTATGTCCTGATGATAGTAAGACTTATGCAGATGTTGAGATAGATTTGTCTAAAGTGGAAGTACACGTAGATGACGAACATACTAATAACATTGTAATTGATGAGAAGAAAAAGCTTGGTATGATAATGAGTTACCCTACAATCAATTCAGCAAAAGGTAGAGATCCAAAGAAAGAGAAAACTAGAGCGATGTTTGATATACTTGCTAATTCCATATATCAAATTTATGAAGGAGATAAGATACATACACCTGCTGATTATAGTAATGAAGAAATGCAGAAGTTTATAGACAGTTTAGATAGTAAAACATATAAGAAAATCAATGATTTCTTTGATACTATGCCTAAATTGAAGCAAGACATAGAGTTAGAGAATCCGAAGACGAAAGTTAAGAGTAAACTTACGTTGGCTGGATTATCGGATTTTTTCGTATTGCCCTCTCTCACGAATCTTTAGAGAATTACTATCAAGTGAATTTTGCATTAATGCAACATCATAAATATTCATTGACTGAATTGGAGAATATGGTGCCTTGGGAGAGGGAAATATATGTGAATTTGTTATCTAATTATATCAAAGAAGAGAACGATAGAATTAGATTAAGAAATGCAGGACAAAAAGGATAAAAATGGCAGACGATTTAATAAAAGTAAAAAAGACAACCGAAGAGTATGAACTAAAGAAAAGTGACCTTGTTCCTGATGAAGGAGAAGACGCTGCTACTTGGTATAATAAGACAGCAGGTCTATTAGACAAGTTTAGGGTCATACCTAGATTAGTAATGTTGGCATACATCTATGCCTTCTATAAATCAGTAACTTGGTTTATGACATTACCAGACCCAACCAATTCACAAGCAATGTACATATCAACTATAGTTGGTGCTGGTGCTGCCTTCTTTGGATTATATGTTGGCAAACCAGGTGCGAAGTTACCTAAAAAGAAATAGTTATGGCAAAAAATAGATTAGATATATCAGACCAAACGGCAGTAAGTATGCCTATGAAGAACTTAATTGCTATAATCGGTGCCGTAGCCGTTGGCGTGTGGGCATATTTTGGTGTGATTGAGCGATTGAACAAATTGGAAACTAATACAACACTATTAGAAAAAGATTTAAACCAAGCAAGTGAAAGACTTTCTGGTGATATAGAGAAGAATAACGAATTTAGAATCAAATGGCCGAGAGGTGATTTAGGTTCACCACCTGCTGATTCCGAGCAATTTATGTTGATTGAATTTTTGAGTGGACAGTTAGAAACAATCCAAAAAGATTTACAAAATATGATGAACAATGCAGTTAACATTGAGAGATTGCAGAAAGATATGGAAAAGGTTTTAGCAGACGTAGAGAAATTAAAGGACAAAATAAGAAGTGTCAAAAACGGAAACACAGGAGAGTAAGATATGGACGCAACAACACTAGTTACCATCATCACAATGTTTATTGTGACCAATACTTCAAGCGAATTTGTTAAGTATGATGGACTGATGGATTGCCTTAAAGACAAAAGAAAAATTGAGAAGTTGAGAGATGGTCGTAGAGTTATTTGTGGTCCATCTATGGCAGAAATAGATAAAGATGGCAACATTGTCAGTATAAAAAACAAAATGCCTGACCAATCTGGTAGTTTAAAACTAGGTGGTACGGCGAAGTCTTTAACAGAAAAGAAAAAAGAAAAAAAGACTAAAGTATTAACGCAATAGGATATATGATATGAAAAAAATATTAATGAGTTTATTAGTTGCTCTATTTTTAGTTGGTTGTAATACAACAAAGAGTATTAAAATAGAACAAGAAGTCGGTCTCTTAAAAACCGTACAAGAAAGAGGTTATGTTATTTGTGGAGTTAATGCAGGTCTACCAGGATTTTCTGCTCAAGATGAGAACGGAAACTGGAGTGGTTTAGATGTAGATTTCTGTAAGGCAGTTGCCGCTGGTATATTTGGTGACTCAAGTAAAGTAGAATTTGTAGGATTAAATGCTAGTCAAAGATTTCCAACATTGGCGTCTGGCAATATTGATGTACTTGCAAGAAACACAACTTGGACAATTAGCCGTGATGTTAATTTAATGTTTGAGTTTGCAGGTGTTAACTATTATGATGGACAAGGATTCTTGATACCTACTGATTTAGATATTAAGAGTGCAACAGAATTAGATGGTGCGTTTGTATGTATTACAAAAGAAACTACAAGTGAATTAAATCTAAATGATTATTTTGCAGAAAATAATATGGCATATCAACCAATATATGTTGAAGGTAATAAAGACGCAAAGGCAAAACTATTTAGTGGCGAGTGTGATGTATTCACAACAGACGCTTCTGGTTTAGCATCCGCTAGAGCAGGTGCAGAAGACCCAAGTAAATGGATAGTATTACCAGAAATTATATCTAAAGAACCTTTAGGTCCACTTGTAAGACAAGGCGACCAAGAGTGGGAAGATGTAGTAAGATGGACTATGTTCATTATGATTAATGCTGAAGAGGCAGGTATCACTTCTAAAAATGTTGATTTAATGTTGACTTCTAAATCAAAAGAAGTTAAAAGAATTTTAGGAGTAGAAGGTTACATTGGTCCTATGTTAGGATTAGGAATGAAGTTTGGATATAATATTATACAACAAGTAGGAAACTACGGAGAATCTTTTGAAAGAAATGTGGGAGAAGAAACACCACTTGCTTTAGAAAGAGGATTAAATAATCTATGGAACAATGGTGGCATATTATATGTACCACCAATAAGATAAGGAGAAATATGTTTAAAA